AATCACCGGAAGGTTCAATTCTTCGACACGAATCAGTATTCCAAATGTTGGAGCGTGTTAAAAAGGTATCACAAGAATGGATTAAGTTTGGACATAGGGGGGGACAAAATTCACATAATGTTTCTGCCACCGTCTCAATCAAAGAAGATGAGTGGGATTTAGTTGGAGAATGGATGTGGAACAACCGAAAATTCTATAATGGACTTTCAGTTTTACCATATTCGAACCACACTTACAAACAAGCACCTTTCGAGGATTGTACAGAAGAAGATTTTGAAAGATTAGTCAAGACTCTAACAAATGTTGATCTTACTAAAGTTATTGAACTTCAAGACAATACTAACTTAAGTGGTGAATTGGCTTGTGCAAACGGATCTTGCGAGATTATTTAATGTTAGAAAAGTAAGGAATTTATTATAAGTTCCTTACTTTTTTTATTTCACAATATATTTATATATAATAACAAATACTTGTGAAATATGAAAAAAATTGAAATGATTGGTAAAGTTTTTGGAAAACTTAAAGTTGTTGAAGAACTAAAAAAGAATAAAAATGGTCACATAAGATATAGGTGTGAATGTGAATGTGGTAATATAACAGAAGTTTTTGGGACTCACCTACGTAGCGGCACTATAATTTCTTGTGGTTGTAAAAATAGAATCAATAAAGAAGGGGGTATTAATGGTGATTTATGGTATAACATAACTAGATATAAAACATCCAAAAGATTAAATAGAAAAAATTTAAATTTTAATTTAACCAAAGAATATATTCATGAATTATTTAAAAAACAAAACGGAAAATGTAGTTTATCAGGAATTAACATTAGATTACCAATTAGTTGGAATGATAAATCATATACCGCATCATTAGATAGAATAGATAGTAAAAATGGTTATGTTATTGGGAATGTACAATGGGTTCATAAACACATAAATGTAATGAAAAATATCTTCAGTCAAGACATGTTTATTTTCTTATGTAATCAAGTGACAAAAAATAACAAATTAGTTGATTTTGATATTAAAAAAATCGATGAATTTAAATGGGGTTTAAATACGAAATATTATGAAACAAACTTGGGGAAATGATTTAACAATAATTTATCGAGTATTGTTAGATTTTTATAACTTTAAAAAATGAAATTAAAATGACAGTAAACGCATCAAAAGATTGGATACAACAGTTATATATTCGGGAGACGACTAAAAAGTTACCTGAGCCTGACTTTTATAAAGATGATATGGGAAATATTGTAATGACCGAATCATATCATATCAAAAGGGGAAGTTGTTGTGGGTCAAAATGCACCCACTGTCCCTTCGACCCGAAATGGGAAAAAGGATCAACACAAATAAGAGAATCACTGGGAAACCCCCGGTGATTCTTTTTTATAGAATATATATTCTATTTATAAGAAAACTTATTGATGTATATTTATTCAATATGGCAGACAACATCTCATACGGTATAAATTTTCCATTTATAGACTCCTATGTGGGTAGATATCTTGATACATCATCTGATTCTGATGAAGAAATACGAAGTAATTTAGTTCATTTATTGATGAGCAAAAGAGGGACTAGGTATTTTCTACCTGATTTTGGAACCCGACTCTATGAATATATATTTGAACCCCTAGATGGACCAACTTTTTCTGAAATTGAACAGGAAATAAGAACTGCAGCAGAAACCTACATGCCAGGGATATTAATCACAAACATTTCAATAACAGATGCAGCCAAAGAAGAACCCTCCTATGGAGATACCTATATAAATGAGAATGGTCAAAGAGAATTTGTTGTCCCTGGAGTGGGAAGATTGGAACATACGGCAAGAATAAAAATTGACTATACAAATACAAATAACGCTTTTGATTCTAGCGATTTTATTATAATAAACGTGTAATATGGCAAATAAAAAAATATCCTATACTACTAGGGACTTTCAAGGAATAAGAACTGAACTTATAAATTTTACGAGGACTTATTATCCGGACTTAGTCCAAAATTTTAATGATGCTGGGGTTTTTTCTGTTTTATTGGATTTGAATGCCGCAGTCACTGACAACTTACAGTTTCAAATTGATAGAAGTATCCAAGAAACTGTTTTACAGTACGCTCAACAAAAATCTTCTGTTTATAACATTGCAAGAACTTACGGTTTGAAAATTCCTGGTGCCAGACCCTCAGTTGCTTTAGTTGATTTTTCTATTACAGTTCCTGCACTTGGAGACCAAGAAGATTTAAGATATTGTGGAATATTAAGAAGAGGAGCACAAATAAATGGTGCTGGTCAACCATTCGAAACTGTTTATGATATAGATTTTTCTTCACCAATAAATGCTGAAGGTTCTCCAAATAGATTAAAAATACCAAATTTTGATCAGAACGGTACTTTGATAAATTATACTATCACTAAAAGAGAAGTTGTAGTCAATGGAATTACAAAAGTCTTCAAAAGAGTTATTACCCCAAATGATGTAAAACCATTTTTCGAGTTATTTTTACCCGAAAAAAACGTGTTAGGTGTCACAAGTGTTCTTCTTAAGGATGGTACAAGTTATGTTGCTCCTCCACCAACACAGGAATTTTTGGGACTAGAGAATAGGTGGTATGAAGTACCAGCATTGGCCCAAGATAGAGTTTTTATTGAAGATCCTACTAAACCATCCGATCAACCTGGAATCAAGGTTGGTAGATATATTCAAACAAATGATCGGTTTATCACAGAAAATACCCCAGAAAATTTTACAAAACTGACCTTTGGTGGTGGTAATGTTTCCGCAGACGAACAATTAAGGGAGTTTACACGTACAGGAAATAAAATGGATTTGAATAAATACATTAATAATTTTTCCTTAGGTAGTTCTCTTAAGTCTAATTCTACATTGTTTGTTCAGTACAGAGTTGGTGGTGGTCAGGCAACAAATGTGGGAGTTAATGTAATCACTCAATTCGGTACAATATCATTTTTTGTAAATGGTCCTGTCGAAAGTTTAAATAATACTGTTATTAATTCATTAAGATGTAATAATGTTACTGCGGCAATCGGAGGGGCAAACGCACCTTCGACTGAAGAAGTTAGACAATATGTAACATTTAATTTCGCGGCACAAAACCGAGCGGTCACTGTAAACGATTATGAGTCGGTAATTAGAAACATGCCTCCTCAGTTTGGTGCTCCCGGAAAAGTTGCAATAGTTGAAGAAAATAATAAAATTAAAATTAAAATGTTATCATATGATATAAATGGTAATTTGACTGAGGTAGTTTCAAATACTTTAATGAGTAATGTTGCTAATTACTTGTCCAATTACAGAATGATAAATGATTACATATCCCTCGAAACGGCAAATGTTATTGACTTGGGTGTTGATGTTGATGTAATTTTAGATGCTAGTCAAAATCAAGGGGCAATTGTTTCAAGAATAATTGAAATTGTAACCGCATTTTTCAGTCCGCTTGATAGAGGGTTAGGACAAAACATAAATGTGTCTGCATTAAGATCACAAATCCAACAAGAAAATGGTGTAATTTCCTTATCTGGCATATTCTTTTTCAATAAAGTTGGAGGTGAGTATTCTTCATCTCAAACTTCTCAACAATATGAAGATCCAGAAACAAAACTAATTAAACTAATTGCAGATACAATTTTTGCGGAACCATCACAAATTTACCAAGTAAGATTTCCTTCTAAGGACATTAGAGTTAGTGTATTAAATTTAAAGACAGTCAACTTTAGTTAATACAACACCTTTCAAAGGTTTTCATTACACTTTTCAAAAATTGATTATATCTTTTAAAAATACGAAATAAACTATTTATTTTTAAAAGACCAAATGCCTAAATCTGTAAGGATTAAAACTACCCCGGGAAACGAAAAAAGTCTCAAAGTAATGTTAGAACAGGACTTCGAGTTTCTGGAAATTCTTTCTCTAAAACTAAATCAAGCAGACATATACACTAGAGTTTGTTCTGATTATGGAGTTGTAGTAGGTAGAGTATTTGTTAACGGAGGATATGGTTTACCAAATGCACGAGTTTCAGTTTTTGTCCCAATCGAAGATGTTGATTTAAATAACCCTATAATTTCTGAATTATACCCTTACACATTTATTTCAGATGTAAACGAAGAAGGTTATAGATATAATTTACTCCCGAAAGAACCACAGTACAATGGACATGTACCAACAGGTTCTTTTCCAACAAAACAAGAAGTTCTTATAGACAACACTTATATTGAAGTTTTTGACAAATATTATCGTTATACAGTTAAAACTAATGAAAGTGGGGATTACATGATTTTTGGTGTTCCAGTAGGTACTCAAACATTGGTAATGGATGTTGATCTTTCAGACATTGGTTGTTTTTCCTTAAGTCCACAGGATTTAATACAGGCTGGGGTGGCAAGTGAAGATCAAGTAAATGGATCTAAATTTAAAAGTTCCACTAACTTAAATGAATTACCTCAAATAATTTCACTAAACAAAATATTAGAAATTGCACCTTTATGGGGAGAACCTGAAATTTGTCAATTGGGTATTACAAGAGCGGATTTTGATTTAACGGCATCTGCAAATATATCAATACAACCAACCTCAATTTTTATGGGATCTGTCATATCTACCACAGATGACGATTCGGTAAAACCAAGTTGTAAACCAAAAAATAATACTGGAAACCTGTGTGAATTAGTGGCAGGACCCGGTCAAATTTTATCTATTCGACAGACAATCGACACAGACCAATACGGATATCCAATATTAGAACAATATGATTTAGAACAAAACGGAAAAATTATTGATGACAACGGTACATTTTTAGTTAATTTACCAATGAATTTGGACTATGTTTACACTAATGAATATGGTCAACAAGTTCTATCAAACGATCCCAAAATAGGAATACCCACTACTGGAAAATATAGATTCAAGTTCAAATGGCAAAATGAACAAGGTCTAAAGAATAATTTTTTAAGGGGTAATTATTTAGTACCAAATGTTAAAGAGTATGGTTGGTCAAATGCGTCAAATGACCCATTTATTACCCAACCACCAACCGTTCTCAGTTATAATTTGGTTCCTGGTTTCACTATCCAAACAATACCCATTGCTACAAATGGTGGTTTAGTTCTTGACAATTCAGTTAATTCACAAAGTATTTCTGTTACAATTGGTGGTATACCATATTTTGGTGATGTAAATGTCATTCCAATTACAACGGCACCAACTAACGTGGTTGTGACTTCAATACCTCAAGATGTTAACAGTTC